ATTACTTGTGTTATTTTTTTTACTCCCGAAAACTGATTTTCATCTTCTTGGTAGTTAGTTATTTTTGTTTGACTACCTATAAATCTTAAAGGTATTTCCCCTAACTCGCCGTTTCTATGTTTAGCTACTATACACATAAAAAGTCCATCGGAAGAAAATTGCTCACCATCAACTTCATAAGTTTCTATTGCGTAGTATTCTGGTCTATAACAAAATATTACCATATCTGCATCTTGCTCTATTTGACCACTTTCCCTTAAATCTGAAAGCATTGGTTTTTTATCTGCCCTTGATTCAACAACCCTACTTAATTGGCTTAACGCTATAATAGGTATCTTTAATTCTTTTGCTAAACTCTTTAAACCTCTACTAATTTCAGCTATTTCTTGCTCACGATTAAATATATTCAAACCAGAACGCATTAGTTGTAAGTAGTCAATAACTATTAACTCCACATTCATATCTCTAACTAATTTTCTTGATTTGCTTTTTAAATCAACTAAAGATATGTTAGGCGAATCATCAATGTATATTGGAGCATCTTCAAGTTGGTAACACTCTTTTCTTATTTTGTCTATTTCAAATTGTACTATTTGTTTCTTTACAATTCTTGAAACGTCAACATTCGATAAGTTAGATTGCATACGAGAAACCAATTGCTCTTTGCTCATCTCTAAAGAAAATATTGCAGTAGGTTTTTTTCTAAAGATAGCAGGATACATAGCTGCAGTAACAGCTATTGCGGTCTTTCCCATTCCTGGACGTCCTGCTACAATTATCAAATCGCTTTTTTGCCAACCATTAGTAACATTATCTAACATTCTCAAACCCGATTCAACACCAGAACTAATACCTTTCTCTAATATTTTTTCGCTTTGCTCTAATATTTTTTTATGTATTGAACCTACATCTTCTGAATGATACTTTAGTAACTCTGAAACCGAAGACTCAAGTTCTGTTAGTAATTTTGCGTGAGTGTCGAATATATCCTCAGTGCTATCGTAAGCCATTTTTACTGAATTTGAGCAAACGGAAATTAGCTTTCTCCTTAAAGCCTCTTGCTGTAATATTCTCAAATGGTATTCTACGTTAGCAGCAGATGCAACTCTATTCGTTAACTCTATTAAGTAAAATGTTCCTCCACAAATTTCTAAATTACCTTCTTTCTTTAATTGGTCTGAAACTGTTAGTAGGTCTATTGGCTTGTTTATCTTATACAAGGATATAACAGCCTTGCAAATATGTTTATTTTGCTCAAAGTAAAATAACTCCTCAGTAAATTCAGCCATTATGTTTTCGGCTACATAACTCTCAAGCATTATAGAGCCTAACACCGCTTCTTCTAATTCACGAGCCTGTGGTTGCACATTCCCAAAAGTAAATATTGATAAGTCATCATCTTCTTTTTTCTTTTTATTATATTCTCTTTTTGTGTTATTGTTTTTGTTCATTTCTTTAAAATTTTTGAAATTTCTGTTACCGTTATACAAATAAACAACAAAGCTATTAAAATAAACGCACACAAAGATGACGTTATTAATCTGTGATTATGTATTTGTTCAAATAATTCTTTCATCTTCCTAATATTTTACCTTTTGATTTAATTGTTTCTGATGGGACTTTTGCTGAATTTACTCCTATCCAAGATGTACAATGCCTCATTGCATCGCTCAAATTCATATAAGTCTTCTCGTAAGTTTCCTGCTCCTTTATAAATAACTCTACTAATTTTTCTACTTGCTGTGCTGAAATATGAAATTTCATTTGCGCTAATTCTGAAATTTTATAATTACCTCTCAAGTCTTTTTCAAAGTCCTTGATTGTCTTAAATTGTAATCCACCTACATATACGTTAGCGGGAACTTTTTCTAACTGCGACCAATCCATATGCTTTCCCCAAGTATTATTGAAGCTAATTTTATCGAAGCCTAATTCAACAAGTCCTGCTTTATGTAATTCTTGAAAATTTCGTTTATACTTTTCAAAATCTCCAAAGTCATCTTTGAATAAATCAAAAGCCATCATAGACGAAGGAATTGCAGGTTTGTTTCTAAAGTTGTGCATCAAACAATTTATGTAAATCATTTTTGACATTGCAGATAAGCTAATCGTTTCGCTAAATATTTGGTCAATAACGTATAAACTTATTTGTTTTAACATACTTAAATATTATTGTAAATTTTTTAATATTGTTTCATAAATATGCTCTGCAACCGCTTTCATCATTAATGGTGGCACTGCCCTTCCAATTCTTTCTGTTTTTTCTGTATATTTTTCTCCTAAATAGTAATCATCAGGGAAAGAAGATAATCTAATTAATTCGCTTATTGTTAACTCTCTATCTTCTGACCAATGTATTAAACAAGCACCTTTATTCCCTTGTCTTGCACAAATTGTTGGACTTGGAAAATTTCTATTAACCCTAACAAGACCATGATAACCACTTGGCGCATACTTGCTACCACACTCTCCTTCTTTTAACATTTTTACATATTCTTTTACCTTGCCTTCGCTATGCGTAGATTCCAATATTTCTTTTTGTGTATTAACTAAGTCTATTGTTGCATCTTCACACGAAATGTATTTGCCATTACATTTATTAATTGGGTATGTTATTTTAGCATTTATATCCTTTCTAACACCAATAAAAATTGTTCTTTCCCTACTTTGTGGAACACCATAATGCTTTGAATTTAAAACCTTATATCTAACATTATAACCGCAATTAATTAGTGCTTTGTATATAGTTTCTGGCTCATCGTTATCAAATAAACCAATTTGCTCGGAGCCTAATAAGTTAGCGGCAGCACCCATAGTTATACCTTTAACATTTTCGCATACAAAAACTTTAGGTTGTACCTCATTTAAAATTCTTGCAAACTCAAAAAATAAATCATCTGTTCTTTGTCGTTTATCGGAATATTTTTTTTCTTTACCCCATCCTTTTTCTCTAATTCCTGCCATAGAAAAACTACTACAAGGTGGTGAACCATCAAGAATATCAAGTTCTCCCTTTTTTAAACCAATTTGGTTTAAAATCATTTCACCATTAAGCAATCTAACATCTTGCTTAAAAATATATGTGTCAGGATAATTTCTTGAATAAGCATTTTGAGCAGCTTCAATAAATTCATTTATAGCTAAAACTTTCGCCCCAGCAAGTCTATACCCTGTGCTTGAACCACCACAACCTGCAAATAAAGACACTACATTAAATAGGTTTCTTTGCGATGATTTTTTGACATCATCTAAATTATAAATAATCGGTTTCATTTTATATGTTTTAGTATTGTATTGTAAACGTGGTTTGATATTTCTTTCATTAAAAGTGGTGGTACAGACCTTCCTATTCTTTCCCATTGTTGTGGAAATGTTCCAGAAATAATATAATCATCTGGGAATGACATAATTCTTTTTAATTCTCTTATTGTCAATTTTCTATTTTCAATTGGATGAATATGACTACAACCATTTGTAGTACCATGACTTGCTTGTATAGTACCTGCAATAGAATTAAAATCTAATCTAACCAAAGAAAAATAATGTCCTTTTGGATGATATTTTGAAGCGTTTTCACCCATATTCATTTTTAATAACAACTCATAAGCGTTTGTTGATTTGCTTATATAACAATCTTTTTTTTCATCTTCATTAATATCTAATCCAACCAAACATTCTCCCAAATTTATATTTTCGCTAAAAGTTTTTGGATATGTAATATCAATATCAAAATCATCTCTAACACCAATAAAAATAGTCCTTTCTCTATTTTGTGGAACTCCATAATTTTTTGCATTAAGAACCTTATAACGAACTTTATAACCGCAATTAATCATCTTATGTAATATCGTATCTTTTTGGTCATCAAAAATATCTAATTGATTATTTCCTAAAATAGATTTAGCAACACCTTGAATAATACCTTTAACATTTTCAGCAATAAACACTTTAGGTTTAATTTCGTCTATCAATCTAATATACTCATTGAACAAATCGTCAGTTGATTGAAAGATATTATCAGCACGGCTATATCTTTTTATTTTACCCCAATTTTTTTCTCTTTTACCAGCCATTGAAAAAGATGAACAAGGTGGCGAACCATCTAAAATATCTAATTCTCCAACTTTAAATCCAATTTGGTCAAGTATCAT